CAGTGCCAAGCAAATGCGTAACTGGCAACTGTTTGCTCAAAAGTTTGCTTCTGCTGGCTATGACATAGACGATTTGAAAGACGTCACACTGAGATTTTATCCCAGGCCCAACCCTGGATCTCCTACTTTCAAACAAGAACTGTCTGACATAGAAACTCGAATAGTGGGCATGATAAATCCAGCCTGTAATCGCGAATACAATCCCAACCGCCCTTCGGCCACTAAATTTCCACCCTCGCGCAGTGCTGGCTAATTATCAGCATGTTGTTGAAAAGTTTTGGCTGTAGTTTTGTATATGGCACAGATTTAGCAGATGATCCAAACGGTTTTGGTAAAAAACCTTCCAGCCAACTGACTTGGCCTGCTTTACTGGCCAAGCAGTTCAACTGGGACTACCAATGTTTTGCCAAACCAGGCATTGGCAATTTACAAATTTTGGCCCGGTTACTGGACACGTTGGCTGTAGACCAGCCTGCTTTTTTTGTTGTGGCGTGGACTTGGATTGATCGTTTTGATTATATTCATGACACCAATGGGCAGTGGCAAACAGTTAGACCCAACACAGATTGCCAAAAATCTGACTTATACTACCGTAATTTTCACAGTGAACTCAAAGACAAACTTTCAACTCTGATGGCTATAAAGTTGGCCATAGACGCATTGAATCAAAAGAATCATGGGTTTTTAATGACATACATGGACAATTTAATTTTTGATACCCAATGGAATGTGTCGCCGGCTATACAGCAATTACAACAGGATGTGAGACCTTGGTTACACAATTGGGAAGGTAAAAATTTCTTAGAATGGAGCAAACAGCGTGGATATGAAGTGTCCTCAGGTTGGCATCCCAAAGAACTGGCTCATTATGCCAGTGCCAAATTGCTAGAAAAATATGTGATGTCTACACAGAATTTAAGTAAACAAGACTAACCTGTTCGACACGTTAGGCATTGGAAAAATATCAAGACCAATTATTCAAAGATAAATTACAGTATGATTAATCCAACTCGCATTCTTATTATGGGCCTGCCAGGCGCAGGCAAAACTTACTTTGCTGAACGCTTAAAACAGTTTATTGAAACCAATGGCGATATCTTCAAAGTCAACCCTGACCGTGTGATGAATTACGAAGGTATTCCGGATCATGCCATGATGAAAGTTTCTGTGGATTGGTTCAATGCCGACGAAGTAAGAAAAAGATACAACGATTGGGATTTCAGTAGAGACGGGCGCATACGCCAAAGTTTACGCATGTTTGAATTTGCTATGAAGTGCTCTGGAGAGTTTGTGATCTGTGACTTTGTGGCACCGTTGCCAGAAATGCGTCACAACTTCAAAGCTGACTGGACCATTTGGATAGACACAATTGATGCTGGCAGGTATGAAGATACCAATCGTGCATTTGTTCCACCTGATGTGTACGACTTTCGCATCACTGAACAAAATGCTGAACGTTGGGTGGAATTTGTGGGCACACATATTTTGGAAAATCGTCGCAGACCCAGATTTGACTGGCGCAAGGAAACTGCCTTGCTTCTTGGCAGATATCAACCTTGGCACACCGGACATCGCGCATTGTTTGAGCGTGCCATTGAAAAATCAGGTCAGGTTATCATACAGGTGCGTGACTGTCAAGGATGGAATGACAGTAATCCTTTTGACTTTGAAAAGGTCAAATCATTTATTAAAAGAGATTTAGATCCTATCTATCAAGGACAGTTTGAAGTAATGCTGGTTCCTAATGTCACTGAAATAGTATATGGTAGAGATGTGGGCTATAAAATCACACAAGAAACATTCACAGACGAAATACATTCAATCTCCGCTACAAAAATTAGGCAATCTATGGGTCTAAAGTAAATGTTAGGATGTTGGCACGATAAATAAAAATATGGACTCTTTTGTTTATCGTTGGACTAATACTACTCTCGGCAAAATATACATAGGCTGGCACAAAGGATCTGAAGATGATGGATATATTTGTTCGTCGGCTTCTGAGAAATTCTGGAAAGACTTTAAAAATCCTGATTACAAGTGGAAGCGAGAAATCTTATTCAAAGGCAAAATGCCAGAATGTCAATTATTTGAATCGCAGTTGCTAGATAGTGTTGATATCACATCAGATGCTATCTATAATAATAAAAATAATTTAAGGTTCAATTTGAATGATGAGGTGCGTGCTAAATTGAGATCAGCTGCAATTGAGAGAGGCAAAAATCCAGAATATCGCAAAGCACAGGCCGTGAGAACAAAAATTCAATGGGCGACCAACCCAGAACGCAGACAACTACAAAGCAAAAAAGCAAAACAACAAATAATGACCAATGAAATCAAAGAAAAAATTAGACACGCACGGTCCAAACAAGTCATAACAAAAGAGTCTCGAGCAAAAGCAGCAACAACAATTAAAAATGCTCCCGATGTCAAGTGTCCACATTGCGGTTCAACTGGCAGATACATGGGCAGCATGAAAAAGAAACACTTTAATAACTGTCTTTACAAACCTGGCTTGAAATGAACAAATACCATGTGAGATTCAACACCAAACACAATGGTTCAAATCTTGTATGGAGAATATTTGAAAATGGCCAAGAACATCTAGCGTCTGACGTGCGCATACTGGGCGAAACTTTCACAGAGTCAACCCACGAACATGGCGAAACCAAATGGAACATTGCGTGTCTAGGACGCATGATTTGGGTCGACACCGTGGCTGTGATTGTCACTGACAAGGATTGATTGTATCACCGTAACTAAATAGTTACATGTGGATTCTTCAGTTTCTCCCTGATGCCGTAATACTATGGTTTTGTAACATACTGCTGTTGATAGGCATTGGCCTCACTGTGCTGGGATTTTTTGTTCACAAAATTCCTTTGCTCTATCAATATCAGCTGCCGTTTAAAATAGCAGGTGTGCTGCTGTTGGCAGCTGGCGTGTATTTTCGCGGCGGTTATGCTGTGGAAATGACATGGCGTGAGCGTGTGGCTGAGCTAGAAAAAAGTCTAGCCGAAGCTCGGGTCAAAAGCGCCGAAGTCAACACAGTGATTGAGCAAAAAGTAGTGTACCGCGACAAAATCATTCGAGAACAAGGCAAAACTTTGATTGAGTATGTAGATCGCGAAGTGGTCAAAAACATACCACAACAGTGCGAACGACTGCCCGAAGATCTGGTTGAAGTTCACAATCGAGCTGCTGCTATCAATCGAGTGATTGAAGACGCCAAAAAGAAAGACAGCAAATGAAAACCCTGGTTGTTCTCATGTTTGCCGCCATGCTCACTGCCTGTGCTACCCCGGTGCCAGTCAAACAAACCTGGCCCGAAGTGCCCAAAGCATTGACAGAATCCTGTCCAGATCTCAAACAACTCAGCAAAGAGCAAGGTACATTGCGAGACTTGCTGTTGGTAGTGATAGAAAACTATGCTTTGTATTATGCCTGTGCCAGTCGCACTCAAGGCTGGCAAGAGTGGTATCAAGAACAAAAGAAAATACAAGAACAGGCAAACAAATAAATGGCCAATCCTCCACCACCCTATGACAACATCACTGGCATCAGCCGTGCTGTAATGAAAGACAACGCCCAGGAAACGCTGGGCAATTACAACGGCAATGCCCGACCTGGCGAACTGGTGGTTGACCTAACGCAGGATCCACCACCGCTGTATGTGGGAAACAACAGTGGTCAGCTGACTTTGGTAGCATCAGGCGGTGGCGGCTATGGCAACACACAAGTAGCACAATTTTTGGCTGCTGGCCTGGTGGGCAACATCATACCTGCTGGCAATGGTGTTAACAGTCTAGGCAACTCTACCAACTACTGGGCCAATCTCTGGGTAGCCAACAACACTATCTATCTGGGTGGTGTGCCTTTGGGCATGGCCGCAGGCAATGTGCTCACAGTCAATGGCAATGCTGTGCTACAAAACAATTCCAATACTGCAATAAGCACCACTGGCAACATCACTGCTAACTATTTCATCGGCAACGGTAGTCAGTTGACTGGTATCAGTACCAGTTTTGATCTTGAAATGCATGTCAGCAAAAACGGCAATGACAGCACTGGCACAGGAACCATACTACGACCATATCTGTCCATAACTCACGCACTCACACAGGTCGCCGGCGGTCGCAACACTATTGTGATACATCCAGGTGGATACACAGAAAATCCCACAATAACCAGTCTGGCCACACAGTTAATAACCTATGATGCCACAGGTGCCAGCACCTTGGTCTACGGCACAGTGACCATTGCCAATAC